GAAGAAGTATACACTAAAACCGGAAACTCTTCTACGAAGAGAATCAGGGCTTACGCTGGAATCTCTAATGGAACTAAGCACTACATCGGTGCTGAAAACTACAATGGTTCTGTAAGCTATAAAGGTGATGGACAATTTGACTTTATGGAATGGGTTGATGACGTTACGTTATCCGACGCTCAAATCCTAGCTATGTATAATGGCGGGACACGAGGTTGGTCTGTGGCTGACGCTGACAACTATACTCCTTAATTTCAATTAAGCTTTGAAACCTATCTTGTCTCAACGTGTAAGCGTTGAGGCATTTTCTTTTTAAGCGCCCTTTTGGAGTTTTGTTTATCGCTACACTATTTAAAGGAGAAAAGAATTCTAGGAGAAAATTGATGTCAAACATGCTAGAGCAGGCTATTGCCGACGCAGCTGCGTTACGAGAACAAGCCATTAAAAATGCAGAGCAATCTGTTATTGAAAAATACTCTCACCAAATCAAGGAAGCAGTTGATACAATGCTTGAGAACAATGACCTCAATGCTGCCGAGGACTTAATTGCCGAAGCAGAGGGAGAGATGAGCGCAGGAGCACCCGCTATGCCCGCATCTTTCGCAGGTGGTCAAGAAGGTGCTACAATAGAAGCACCACCAGCTTGGGACTCTCGTTATGACGATATGTCAGTTAAGTTCAATGCTCTTGTTGATTCACTGCCACAGTCAAGTGATGGAATGATTGATTTAGATCTTGGCGAGTTTGAAATGTCAGCCGAAGAAGAAGAGGCCATGGGTGGATCAGACGATGTTGCACCAAGTGACCTTGACGATTCCTCAGAGCCCTCAGGAGACCTCGAAGCAGAACCAGAAGGTGATGACACCTCCGGTGGCGATGAAAGCCTTGACGACCTATTGGCAACCCTCCAAGAAGGAAAAGAAATGAATGAAGAGGATGTGCAACTTGATGAGATCCTCAACATGTTAGAAGAAGAACTTCACATGGAAGAAGGCGAAGAAGTTAGACCATCAGGAAACTGGACTGGTAATGGACCAGTGGAGCGAAAACGAGCAGCAGATGCCCGAGAAGCTTATGAAGCTCAACATGAAGATGAAGAAGAAGAGTCTTCATCTGAAGAAGACGATTCAGCCGAATCAAAACAAACAGAATTATATGAGACAATTGAAGCCCTTGCAAGCCAAAACGAAGCAATGGCCAATGTGCTTGAGAAACTCGAGACACATCTAGACGAGGCTCTATTGTCCAACGCAAAACTTTTATACCAGAACCGCACTCTGGGTGATGCCTCCCTGAATGAGCGACAAAAATCAAAAATTGTCGATGCCATCGCAAACGCGGAGTCTTTGAAGGAAGCTAAGCAACTTCACGAGACACTCAAAGCTACAGTGGGATCGACGCCTAACAGCACAAAAGGTCCACAATCACTTAGCGAGTCTGTCAACCGACGTTCGAACTTAAGTTCTATGTTGAATTCAAGACAAAACATTAACGAAAACAAGCAAAGCAAGGATCCATTTTTGGAGAAAATGCAAAAGCTTGCAGGCATAAAATAAACTTTAAGGAGAAATAAAATGTCTATTATTGAAACTCTTACAGAAGGGATGGTACACCGCAACATGCAACAAGAAGGTGCATCACTTTTGAATAAATGGTCACAGACTGGTCTTTTGGAAGGCTTGTCTAACGACGAACAGAAGGCTGGCATGGCTCGTCTTTTGGAAAATCAAGCTCGCGAATTATTGCGTGAGTCTAACACTATGGCTGGTGGCGACGTTGAAGGTTTCGCTGCTGTTGCTTTCCCAATCGTCCGTCGCGTATTCGCTGGATTGATTGCAAACGATTTGGTTTCTGTACAACCAATGTCTTTGCCTTCTGGTTTGATCTTCTTCATGGATTTCACATTCGGTTCAAGCATCGGAGATGTCGACTCAAATGGTCGTCTTGGCGCTGAAGCTGACCGCTCTATCTACGGACAAGGTGTTGTGGGTGCTGAGATCACTGGTGGGGTTAACTTGAACTCTAACACTATGGATCAACAGCCATATGGTCTTGGAGCTGCTTATTCTTCTCCAACCGGTTCTATTACCAACGCTGTAACAGTTGTTCTTGACGCTGATTCTGCAGCTGCAACTCTGGACAACAGAGCCTCTAATATTAATGAAGCTTTGTTTCAAGAATTGGACTTTGACGCAGATCTTTTGTCTGAACATGCTGGTGACCCAACTGTTGCTGTTGGTAAAATCTTAAGCTTGACTATTACCAAAACTAACATGGAAGCATCAGGTTTTGCAATGAACATGGAACAATTGTCTCAAATTCACGCTCCGATTCATGAATTCACAGATGCTACAGGACCTAAAGATAACTGGGACAGCGCTGCTACTACTTTGACTGGTGGTCACATTTTCAAGCAACTTCGTCGTTTAACTTCTTATGATTTAGCAACGGACACAGTTACCTTTTATTACGTCGTCCCAGCTTCACTACAAGGTGTTCTTTCAACCAAAGCAAACGGTGCCATCACTGCTGCTAGTCTTATGGTTGCTGGTGATATCACAGTAGGTGCTGCTGCAAACGAATGGGAAGGGACTCAAGTTCATGCTTCTTATCCTGCAGTTGACACAATCGAAGCTAGTTCTACTGGTGGAATCGGATCTGTGGTTGGTGCCGCCAACTGGGGACTTGAAGGAAATGCTGAGATCCCAGAGATCGACATCAAAGTTGACTCTATCGCGATCACCGCAGTAACCAAAAAGTTGAAAGCAAAGTGGACTCCAGAATTGGGTCAAGACTTGAACGCTTACCACAACTTGGATGCTGAAGTTGAATTGACTTCTATCCTTTCTGAGCAAATTGCTCTTGAAATCGATCGTGAAATCTTGCAAGACCTTATCAAGGGCGCTACTGCTGGAACTTTCTACTGGTCTCGTTCACCTGGTTTGTTTGTAAATCGCACTACTGGTGTTGCATTGGACAACTCTTCAGTTGCTCCTGACTTCACGGGTACTGTTTCTGAATGGTATGAAACTTTGATCGAAACTATCAATGACGTTTCTGCACAAATCCATCGTAAGACTTTGCGTGGTGGTGCTAACTTCGTAGTTCTTTCTCCTGAAGTTGCAAACGTTTTGGAATTCACTGCTGGTTTCCGTGCAAACGTAACTGCTGACGCTGACAAAGGCGACATCGGTGCTGTTAAGGTTGGTTCTTTGAACCGTAAGTTCGACGTTATCGTTGATCCTTACTTCCCACGTAATGCAATCTTGGTTGGTCGTAAAGGTTCTTCTTTCTTAGAAAGTGGATATGTTTATGCACCATACGTGCCATTGCAAACAACTCCAACTATCTTTGGACCTGATGACTTCGTTCCTCGTAAAGGTGTTATGACACGTTACGGAAAGAAGATGGTTCGTCCGGATATGTACGGATTGGTTATCGTTCGTGGTCTCTTGGGTGATGATGTAGCTCAATAATCTTAGCTAACATCTATCCGATCAAACCCCGTCTTTAAACAGACGGGGTTTTTTGTTTATTGAGATTTCAATGAACTATTTAAGAAGAATAAAGAATTCAAAGAAGGGAGTGTTTCAATGAAATCAGCAAAGGCAGTACATAAGTCATATAAAAAGTTAATTAGCAAACTCAGTTTCGATAGGGAATTGGTTCCAAATCAGAATCACGGAGAAACTGTAATTCCGATCGGATCTAACGACTTGTTTGTTCAGCTTCCAAGTTTGGCCAACACTTACACCTATAACCTCATCAATACATCCCAGATGACAGGAGCTATTACTCTCAAGACATCTAGAGGAGCATCGCTTAAAGGCTTGATTTTAAACAATGTAGGCGGAACTCTCAACATTGAACCAATCCCTCAAGGAGCAACCTCCTTTGAGATGGGAAGCGATGTCAAGGACGGCTGTTTTGTTCAAACATTATCAAACGGAAACAACTGGTTTATCTGGTCTGTTGCAACGCATGGCTCTCTCGGGATTGGAAATGGCGGAGGAAACTCGGCACCACCACAAGTCTCAACAGGAACCGTTACTCAAATCCCAGCAGCTGTCCAAGTAACAATAACTTCGGAAACGACGTTCCCAGCACCCTCTCTTGAAGCAAGACATCAGCTGACCATTCAAGGGAGAGCCGAACCAGGAACTACAATTCAAGTTTCCGAGGACAATGGTGCAATTAACACAATTACAAACATTCCAGTCGATAGCAATGGTGATTGGGGGCCACTCACAATTCCTGAGTTGCTCGAGAGCGGAACTTATTCCTTTGACTTCATCGACGAATCATCCAATCCAGGCACAGCAGTCGAAAACGAATTATTTTCAGACAACACCGGTGCTTTGATCTTCACCACTCCAAGCAGCTTCACAGTTGAACGAGGAACATCTTTTGACTTCGAAGCCGGAGCCTACGCTACAGATCCAAGCGGAAACCAAATCGCTTCATTTAACACTGATGACTCAGCATACAATATAGCCCTTGCTCACAATGCAACATTTGATATTGTCTATAGCTTCACTTACAACGCTACACCTTACACAAGAACAATTAGCGGTGTTGTTGAGGACACAATCGCACCTGCTAAGCCGACGATAGCATCAGCAACTTTCGACAGCGTCAACATTAATGACTTTACTGCCACCGGTGCTGCCGAGGACGGATCAACTGTTGAAATTTTCTTCGATGGTGTTTCTCAAGGAACTGTTACCTCTATTGGAGGAACGTGGACATTCAATCAGACTTTCCATTTCCTTCAAACATTTAACATCACAGTTCAAGCAACAGATGCAGCAGGAAACCCTAGTGATGAATCAATCCCTACAGCGGTTCAATACAACCCACCAACTTTGACTAGACCAACATTGTCTATTGATAATGCAACAGCAGCTACTTGGACTAACCAAGACAACCCTATTCAAATTTCTGGAACAACAGACGCGGGATCAGCCATCGTAATCAAAGATGGCAGTCAAGTTGTAACACCTGTTTCTGGTCCAACCTATAGCGGAGACGATTGGGACGCTGAGATCAATGTAGCTGATGAATCTAACTCTTCTCTTACGGTCGAAGCCTCTAAGGCAAACTTCAACAGTCCAAGCCCATCAATCGCAAAGACCCTGCTGGTCGACCGCGTTGATCCCGTTATCTCATTGACCGGAGTTAATCCCCAAATCGTTTATCTCGGGAACATTGGGGCAAACAATGATCAAGGCGCAACAGCGACAGACTTCTCTTCAGCAACTGTTTCTTCTGATTGGACAACCCAAGTTAATGCAGTCGAGGGCGCTAAGACAGTTACCTACACCGCAACAGACCTTGCTGGTAACACTGCAACTGATACTAGAACGGTGAACGTTTCAACTGAAGTCATTGTTCCGGAAATCTTAACGGTGACTACAGGTGTTAGTACAGCAACGATTTCTGGAGATGTTTCTGGAACCTATGCTGATAACTTAGTCGTTAAGATCTATGTTACAGACAACAACGGACTGGAAGAGGTTTATCAAGAAAGCGGCGTAGATGTTGAGTTTCCCGTAAGCAGTGGTGGATTTAGTGCAGTATTGACTTTGAGTCCGGACACCTATATATTCCAAGCAACAACGGTAAATTCAGAATCTGAAGAATCTTCTCAAAGTGCACCCACAACTACGATTGTGGTGACAGGAGTTCCCAATAACGCACCAACTCTGAGAGTTGTGGCCGGTAACAATGCTAATGGTTTAGAGCACTCAACGGCAGCTGTGCTTCATGGAACCGCAGCTTACGACATTGATGAGGTTGCTTTCATTCTTGACAATCCATCAAACTCTCCTAGTGATGGCACTGACTTTATAGAAATCCCTTACTCATCTGGTTTTAATAGACCTTCAAGTGGGGACTTAACAATTCAATTGTGGTTTAATGCAGATCGACTTCCCGATAATGAAGGAGGTGGCGGCCGCAACTTTGGACTTATTTCCAGAACTGATGCGGGAAACACGAATGATGGAGGTTGGATCATAGCTTTGACAACAGAGTCCGGATTCGCCACCGGTGGGATTCAAGCAACAATCTTTCCTACACCACACAACAGAACGCTTCCATCTGGAGGTGTAACTATTGGTTCTTGGCATCACGTTGCTTTGGTCATAAGAAATAGTGGCGATGCTACAATCTACTATGATGGCCAAGAGATAAGCACATACACTTATGGCTCGAACTCTCAAGCAGGTGCTCTCAGCGAAAACTATCCTTTGATAATTGGGGGTTTCTCATTCAATCCGGCAGGAACATCTATTGATCAACACTTTGATGGTAAAATAAAGGGAGTCGCAATCGACCAAGTAGAGATCTCAGCTGCTGAAATTTTAAACAATTATAACAATCCACCAATCGAAGTTAACAATGCAGCAGCATTGACGACATCATCCAACTCTGCTTTTTCTTTTATTGGTTTTGGAGAAGACGCAGAAGATGGTGCATTGGTTCCAACCACCACGTCGAACCCAGACCCGTTTGACATCACAACAGAGAATACCTACACGATAGAACACTCAGTCACTGATAGCGCTTCCGAAGAAACAACGCACTCCTTCACCATTCAAGTAATAGAGCCTCAATATTCATTCCTGGAAGATATCCCATCTGTAATCGCAAGAGCTCCGTCTAAATTCAATTTAGGGATTTACAACGACAACAATCATGCCGGCAATGGTGGAATGCAAGTCTTGTTGAAGGACGATGGTGTTCTAGAGTATGATCCAAGCACAAATGAAACAGTTAATGATGAGTTTACTATTTCATGGTGGATGAATCTAGATGCATCCCAAGCCGCAGGAAATTTAGGATTAGCAGGAATAAATGTAGGACAAGTAAATGGTGTTGTTAGGAGATTTGCATTTGATCTTGGGGGAGGTAGTGCACTCACCAATCCGCACTTCACTTCAAATACTCGAAACCCAATGACGACAAATAATCTCAGCACTGGTGTTTCAATGGCCGAAGTTTGGACTCATGTTGCTATTGTCATAAAGAACGACAGTTCTAATATAGTTGGAAGCATCTATCTAAATGGAGCACGTCTCAGTAATAGCTTTAGTTATCCACTTGGAACAAAAGTGTTTCCCCCATCATCGCACCAAACATTCATATTTGGCAGTGGCTTTCAATCAAAATCTGTGAAAGGACAGTTTGACTCAATGCAAATCAGTGATGGTGTTGCCTTGACTGATCCTCAAGTGCTGGCTATCTATGACCAGTCTGATCGACAGATGACTATTGCAGAAGCTGCCGCGATTCAAAACACGGCTTCCGCATTTATAGAAGACAACAGTGGAGCATTAACAGTAACTCCTAATGCTGATTTATTTGATGATTCCGGCAACACTATATTCAGAAACTTCCCACCATTAGCCGCAACTGCTGGTTACGCACAAGGAAATTGGAGTGACTATGTGACCTATAATGGCGGATCTTTTAGTTACAATTCTATGACTATTTCTTTATGGTTCAATCCAAAAGAACATTTTACTTCCAGCACAGAAACCATTATGAGACTATTCTCATCTAGAGAGGCAAGTGGGACTGATGGAGTTCAACTCTTGCTTAAAAGATCAAGCTCAAACTTTTACACTATTCAACTTAGCTACTACTATAACGGATCGTGGAGAACCAAAAACCTTAATGGAAATTCCGGAGAGAGCGCAAGTTCCTTTGCTATCAACTCTTGGAGACACATAGTGGCAGTCTTCGATGGAAGTGATATCTTGGTTTTCCTTGACGGCTCCGAAGCGCGGTCTTTACCGGGTGAGCTGACCGAATCGCTAATAGGTTCTCCGAACGATTCTGATGCAACCTTTACGCTCGGCGCATCAAACAATGGGACCAATACTGTTAATAAGAATGTCTACATTGATTCAGTTGAAATAGTACAAAATGTAGTCCTAACCGAACATCAAGTAAATGCAATGTCAACTGATTCAACAAGGCAGACCACTATAGCAGAAGCAGCCTCGCTTCCACCCGTGCCGCCTTACATTGAAATAGACGCAACTAAACATGGAAATGCTGTGTATAGTAATTGCACTCTCTCGCTTGGTGGATCTGGCGACTATGCCACAGTTTCTGATAATTTTAGATATGAAGACCAGTTATCAATCTCTTTGTGGTTTAAGACATCTAACTCCAATGGTAGGATAATCTCTTCTCACATTGCTGGTGTTGGGAGTAATGGATTTTTCATAGGATTGAGCGGTGGAAGACTTCAATACAGAACTCCGAATCAGGGCAGCGGCACGACTAACGGACCACCAAGTTTAAATGATGGTAATTGGCATCACGTTGTTGTAACCTGGACCTTTGGGTATCCCAATAGAAAACTATATGTTGATAATTCACTTATCCATGAGCAAAATGCCGGCAATGGAGCTATTAATGGGTATGTGTCTAATGAAGATCTTTATATCGGTGCGATCAAAAATAAGAACACCGGTGTTATATATGACTTCTTTGATGGTGAAATCGCAAGAGTAGAAGTTTTGAACGAAGTCTTGGATTCCACCGCGGTGACTACGAGATATAACAATAGCAATGGAGCTTGCTAATTGAAGCAGCGTTCAATTCATAACGAATAGTGGAGTGTTGAAATAAGCACTCCATCTTCTCAGAAACAAACTATTTAATAACAAAAGGAAATAAAACAATGGCTAAAATCGCAAGAACACCATTTAACGCTGCTCGATGGCTTACAAAGAACATCTCAGCTTCATCACAAATCTCAAGCAAGCTCACCGGCTATTGCCTGTTTGTGACAGCAGACACTGCTGATATAGATCTTACAGTCAACTACGTTGATAAAGGATCTTATATGAAAATTATCTTGACAGATGATTCATCTTATGCTGTTAACCTCAGTCTTCCGGCAATGGAAGGTGTTGCAATCTATGACGACAGTGGCGTTGGGGTCTTATCCGTTGGAGATAATGATGAGACAACACTAATTCTACCCACTGGTGCTACCGCGGGTTCTTACATTGATTTAATCTGCGATGGATCAAAATGGTATGTTCAAGCAATGACTCACGGCGTAACGTGGTCACAAAGTTAAAAAAATTAGGAGAATAACATGGCTAGTAATAGAAAGAAAATGAGAAGAAAAATGATTAGAGAACGAGCACTTGCTGCAAAGAAAGCCGCTCTCGAAGCAAAACACGCAATATTAGAAACTGTTGAAGAAGCAGTTGAGAAGATCGCAGAAGTGGTCGAAGAAGTAAAAGAAGAAGTTGTCGAGATTGCTGAAGAAGTCGAGGAAGCAATCGAAGAAGCAAAAGCTACTGTTGAAGACATCGTTGAAGAAACGAAAGAAGCAGCGGAAGAAGTAAAGGAAAAGAAAACTGCTCGAAAGACAAGTAAAAAGAAAACAAGTCGCAAAACATCTAAGAAAAAAGATTAAGTTTGTTTGATAACCTCCTTACCCTCGAACACGTTGTGCTCGGGGGTTTCCTTTTATTTTGACTACTTAGTAAGACGGAGGATTTACTATGGCATTCCCACCACTTACACCAACATCAACACAGTCGGCAATCACGTTACCATCAGAAGGTTCCAGTGCAGACGTCGAAGCTGCATTGGCGATTGGTTTTTACAAAGCAGATACAACATTTCAAGACGGTGCAGCATCGCAAGTTGCTTACACCTATAATAGACTTGGCGGTGAGGTGCTTGACATCGAATTGACAGCCAAAGAGGTCTACAATAACTATGAAGAGGCATGTTTAGAGTACTCTTACATAGTTAACCTTCATCAAGCTAGAAACGCTTTAGGGAGCGCTCTAGGCTCTCCTACAGGGTCATTTGATGAGACGGGTGCACTAACGGATGGCGAGAACATAGCGTTAAAATATCCTAAGTTTCAATTTGACTACGCATTTAAAATAGCAGATAAGTTTTCGACAGAATCTGTTGTTGGTGGAACGACACCAATCTATTCAGCTTCTTTTGACATCACAGCCTTGCAGCAAGACTATGATCTTCAACAGGTCGTTGAGCTTCTTGCAGCAGATGTGGACAATCCACCACCATTTGCAGATAAGTTGGGTGATGGAGATAAGAAGTATAGAATCAAGATTCGTCAAATGTACTACGTAACTCCTCGACAGATGTGGAGGTTTTATGGATACTACGGTGGCTTAAACGTCGTTGGTAACTTCCACAACTACGGACAGTATGCTGATGGCTCTACTTTTGAAGTCGTGCCTGCATGGCAAAACAAGCTACAAGCGATGGCTTATGAAGACCACCTTTACACGAGAACATCTCACTATTCTTATGAGATCATCGACAACAAGCTTAGGCTTTATCCAATGCCTGATAATGTGACATGCAAAACCTTTTGGTTTAGATTCTCAATTGATGGTGGAAACACAGCTTTTGAAGAAGGAGAGTATGACTCAGGACTTGATGGTGTGAACAACATGAACACCTTGCCAATGGAAAACCTTCCTTATGAAAGCATCAACTCAATCGGTAAGCAATGGATCCGACGTTTCTCGTTGGCCCTATCAAAAGAAACTCTCGGACAGATCCGAGGAAAGTTTGGTGGCAACGTTCCAATTCCTGGAGATAGCATTCAATTGAATGCATCAGACCTATTGTCTCAAGCTTCAGCTGAGCAGCAAGCATTGCGTGAAGAGCTCAATAAGCAACTTGACGAAATGTTATATGCCAAATTAGCAGAGACTGATAAGGCAATGGTTGATAATGCAGACGCTATCGTCAGCAAGACACCATTAAAAATCTTCGTGGGGTAACATAAATGTCAGAATGGGAAAGACCAACACAACCGCCTTCACCAATGTTCTTTGGAGACAAGGAAAAAAACCTTGTCAAACAAATAAATGATGAGATCATCGAGAGAGTTGTCGGTCAACAAGTACTTTACTTTCCAATAGATGTGGAGTCGACAGATTTTCATCCTATTTATGGAGAAGCAATCGAAAAAAACTTCTTGCATCCAATTAGAGTATTTGCTTTGGTTGAGTTTCAAGGAGTCGAAACATCAGACATGGAAAGCATTGCTCTAGACAAAGCAACAAAGATCAAAGTGAACTTCCACAAGAGAAGATTGACAGAAGATCAGAACTTATTTGTCAGAGAAGGCGACTTTGTCCGATTCGGAGAAATCTTTTATGAGATTGTTAAACTACTCGAGCCAAAAATCCTATTCGGTCAACCTGAATCAAGATTTGAAGTTGGTGCCGAGTGCATAAGAGCAAGAGACGGACTATTCAATGCGGGCTAACAACGAAATTTCACATCCATCAACACTCGAGAACATCGATACTGCAATTTATCGCTTTATAGATGAGACTCTAAGCCCTCATGCTACCACAAATGCCGGTAGAGAGAAAGTAAATGTGTTATGGATGGGAACAGAAAGAACTTTTCAAATAAAAAACAACAAAGAGTTGAGAGATAAGGTCGGAAAGTTAAGATTGCCATTGATTACCGTAACAAGAGCAAGTGTTTCTAGAGATGACGCATTCAAAGGATCCGTTCAAGCAGCTTATGTTGGTGATGGTGAACGAATCGTTATTCGAAAAGTTATCCAACAAGATAAAACACAAAACTTTCAGAACGCTTCTAGGAAGCGTCAGGAAAAGGGTGACGAAACAGGGCCTGTTTCTACAAAAAAGATTGTCTATGAGACAATTTCAATCCCAAAACCCACTTATTTGACCTGTATGTTCGAGGTCAACATAAGAACAGAATATCAACAACAGATGAATGATCTGCTTCCGTTGTTTATGAGCAGCATGAAAAACTACTTTATCATCGAGAACAATGGCTACCAATACGAAGCCTTCATCCAAGATGACTATGGCATCAATAGCAACCAGTCAAATCTTGGTCAAGATGAAAGAATGTTTAATGCAAAAGTTCAGATCAAAGTCCTTGGTTATATCAACCAAACAAACAGCGAATCGGACGAACCTCTTATCAAAAGAGAAGAGTCAATCGTTGAAGTCAAAATCTCTCGAGAGCGTGTTATCGTAGGAGATGACAAACCTTGGGATAAGAACGGTGAGAAATACCGAGATTTATGACTTTGGGGTTTCAGAGGACTATTTACTAGGAAAATGAATATTTAAAAAGGAGAGTTTTTAATGCCTACCAAGTTTGACTTTTTGTCCCCAGGAATTGAACTAAGAGAAATCGACCAATCAGCGGTCGCTGCAGTTCCTGAGAACGACGGAATACTTCTAATCGGACGTGCCAAGAAAGGCCCCGCTATGAAGCCGATTAAGATTACCTCATTAGCAGACTTCAAAGCTGTTTTTGGAAACCCAATGGACGGCGTTAAACGCGGCGACCCATGGCGTGAAGGAAACACCGGTGGTGGTGG